CTTTAGATACAGAAACCCAGCCATCAGAAAAAGATAGATTGTCACCATCCACATACGATGGTTTTTCTGTGTCAGTGGCTCCATTATCAAATCCCAACGAAAAACAATGAGTCGCCCATACGTTCTTCCTAATAGAAAGGCGTTCTCCGATTCAGTGACCCGAGCCTTTATTCGGGCGAACTACCGAGAAAAAGACAAGGATCCCCTTGATACGGAAGACAAAGATATCGATTTATGCATTCAGCGGACTGGAAACTCTCGTGAATTGTTTCCCTATCAGAAGCTGGTTCGCGACTACCTGCTAATTGAAACCCCGTATCGCGGACTTTTGTTGTATCATGGTCTCGGTTCTGGAAAGACATGTTCGTCTATCGCGGTGGCCGAGTCACTTCTGACAACTCAGAAGGTCTTTGTTATGCTCCCCGCGTCTCTTGAAACAAACTATCGTGGTGAGATCCGTAAGTGTGGTGATCCTGTATATGCATACGACCAACACTGGGTCCGACGTGATCTGACCGATGAAACCCAAGAGGAAGCAAAAAAGCTTGGTATCTCTGAGAAGTTCCTAGGCAAATATGGCAGGTTCTATTCAACTGTTCCAGGTGAAACTCCGAACTTTGAGTCATTGGACAAGCAGTCTGTTACAATCATCCGTGCCCAAATCGAGGATCTACTTGGTTCACGGTTCACCTTCATTCGGTACAACGGTCTGAGCTCTACTTCGATCGACAAGTACACTGAACCCGGAATGTACGACGACAGCGTTGTGATTATTGACGAAGCCCATAACTTGATTTCTCGCGTGATCAATGAGTCTGATATTACTCGCAAGCTCTACGATGCGATCTACAATGCAAAGCGATGCAAGATTGTGGCTCTTTCAGGAACTCCAATTATCAACCTGCCTAACGAAATCTCTTATCTGATGAACCTTCTGCGAGGACCTATTGAACGAATCACAATTCCGTTCAAGACAATTCCAACGTGGGATGAAGAGAAGATAACAAAGGCTCTACGTGCAGTACCAGAGGTCGATACAATCGAGTTCAATGCACTGAAGAAGTATGTCATGGTTACGCGTAATCCGCCTAACTTCCGAAGCACCTACAACGGAGAAGGTGAGCGTATCGCAGTTCAGTACATGAAGGATCTCGCATTTCTTCCGAATGCATCTGACTGGGTCAAATCAATTCAGAATGAGTTTGAAACAGCTATCGGTGGTGGCGAAGTAGCCCTTGACCGCGTAACAACGGAAGTCTTCGAATGTCTGCCAACAGACTACGATGAATTCGCAGGTCTGTTCCTAGATGGCCTGAAGGTGAAGAACCCCCTGATGTTTCAACGTCGTATTCAAGGATTGGTATCCTATTTCAAGGGTGCAGACGAGCGCCTTCTTCCGAAACGCATTGAAGATGACAAGACCCTTGAAAAGGTTGAGATGTCTACCGAACAGTTTACTCGGTATCTCGAAGTCCGCTGGCAGGAGATGAAGATGGACAGCCGTCGTGGACGTTCATCGCTTAAAGATGACATGGGTTCCTACCGCGTTGGTTCTCGTCTGGCTTGTAACTATGTCATACCTCCTGACATGCGTATTGGTGACGGAACAGAGGAGGATGAAGACAAGGTTTCCTCAAAAGCCGATGTTCTTAAGAAGCTTGAATCAAACCCTGCACGTTTCCTTTCTGAGAAAGCGCTGGAGTCATTCAGTCCCAAACTCTTGAAGATGGTGAGGAACGTCAAGGAATCTCTTGGTAAGAACCAGCTTGTTTATTCGCAGTATCGCGAGCTTGAAGGTCTCGGCATCTTTGCAGCGGTTCTGAAAGCTAATGGTTGGCAGCCCTACAAATTAGTCAAGCAGGCTGGTCAGTGGGTGGAAGATCCTGAGATGAAGGATGATAAACCTGCTTATGCCTTCTACACCGGCGAGGAAGACGCAGATGCCCGTGAGTTATCACGTCAGATTTTCAATGGACGGTTCGCAGATACGTTTCCTGCTACTCTGAAGGAAAGTGTGGAAAAACGTGACAAGAAACTGTTGTCGCTTCTCATGATTTCCTCGGCTGGAGCTGAAGGTATTACGTTGGAGAATGTTCGTCATGTTCACATCATGGAGCCCCACTGGAACCCTGCTCGCCATGATCAGGTAGTTGGTCGTGCGATTCGTATCTGTTCACATGCTCGTCTTCCGATGGATGAGAGAACTGTGAAGGTTAGCTTCTATGTTTCGGTGTTTACCGAGGACCAGATGCGATCGGCTGAATATCCGAACGTTGTCGCGATTCGTCGTAACGACATGGTCACCAAAAGATATGAAGGTGATCCATCGGAAGTGTTCATGTCAACAGACGAATACCTGTACGAGACTGCATACGAAAAGGAGAGGATTAGTCAGCGGATTGGACTACTGTTGAAACAATCAGCAGTTGACTGCGAAATCCACCGTAAACTCCACGCACGTGAGAAGCCATTGGTTTCCTGTATGCGATTTGACACGTCGGCGACAGGAGAGGATCTGGCATTCAAACCCAATATCAAGACAGAAGAGCCTGACGAGACGTACCTGCGAAATACGAAGAAACAGCACCGAAAGTTGAACAAGGTATTGATCAAAAACATGGTGTTACTGATCGATCCTGTTAGTAATGAAGTGTTTGATGGTCCTGCATTTGATGATAATCAACGTCTTCTTAGGTTAGGTAAGTTTATTCCTCCTCACACAATCCGGTTTATACTTGGATAAGGTCATCCAGCCAGCTGTCGCACACAGTAGCCCAACTCTTGAACCGGAAATCCATCGCTGCCTTCTTACGCTCGGAGAGAACAGAGATTGTCTTCTCAAATGCAGTCGCAACATCCAGTGGGTTGAACGTAGGGGTGTAAAAACCAAGAGGCATCGTTCCTGGGAAATACACACGATCAACCGGAGACACGAACTCTGCGACCTGGTCCGTAAGGAATGAACGGTAGCTGCCAACATCCGTAACAACCTGCGGCGCGCCAGTATACAGATGCTCAAGCTGACAGAGGCCATATCCCTCACCATCTGAGGTATTCACACCGATATCCGTTGCATTGTAGATACGGTTGATCGCCTCGTCGTTCACCGTGTTTGGCGGTGACGTATCCATGATCATCAAGCGCTGGATAAACTTATCACGCTCAATGTCATTGATCTTGAGCTCCTCGAGAAAGATACGCTGAAGATCGTAGTATGCACCCGTCTGCGGATTCATATTGGTCACGAACAGGAAGTAATACTGTGCCGTAGGATTACGCTTGAGAAGCTGGACAAATCCCATGATTGACAGGTCAAGGCGCTTACGCTGACTGTTACGGTTCGCATTCAGAAAGACGATAGCATCGGTGGGAATGTTCAGGGTCTTTCGTGCTGCGGTTCGCACATCATTGGGCAGATGCGAGAAAACAGTCGGGTCAACTGCGTGCTCAAGAATAGAAGGAACAGGGCCGCCATACTCGCTGAATGTCTTCCCCCAAGAATCCGTAAAACAATAGACACGGTGTGCAGACTTGTTAATCGTCTCCATAAGGGGCTGAGCGATACCATTGTAGACCTGATCGACATAGATCCACAGCTTGTATGAGCTCTTCGTCTTATCATACTTCATGGACTCAATAAACCGGTGAATAATCAGCGGATCATTGTAGATCATGACAACATCGGGGTCAACCATATCAAGATACTCCTGAATCTTGTTGAACCCAAATCCCTCCTCCTTCGGATCCTCGTTTGCTGCTGCGTCGTAGCAGATCACACCCTCCGGGACCTTGCGAATGTTTGCCCGAGACGGATGGCGCTGGAATCCAAAGTGATAGACCTTAACCTTGGGAACGAGAGTAGACGCCTGGCGAAGAAGATTGTATGCGACCTTTGAATACCCAGTTGTCTGATCCACGTGCGTGCTAACAAGGACGAACCTCATTTGGAGTAGATACTCTTTCTCTCCTTAAACTACAAATGCAGGTGAACTCCGCTCAAGATTACTTGACTTCTCTGAAACGCCAGATCATCGCGAAGTCTCTTTCTGTCGCGCCACCGCCGCAGAAGCGTCGCACGAACACGATGTACACCGCTGTTCGCGCAAATAATGCCCGTCAGTATGTGAAGTTTGTTTCGGCTCCAGGCGTGAACAATATCAATAACACAAACTTAGGAACAACGTATACATCTTATTGTTGTGTTCCTGCGAATACAGCATCTACGACATATCTGGTCTAAACCATTCCTCTTAGAATACTAATAGAATGCCCGGTGGCTTAGTTCAACTTGTTGCCGTTGGAGCTCAAAACGAGCTCGTCAACGGAAACCCGTCTATGACCCACTTTAGAACTGTGTATCGCCGTCACACCAATTTTGCGATGGAGTCGATTCGTATGACATTCACAAGTTCTCATCTTGAATTTGACAATGTTGCGACCCGTACCATTTCATGCCGCATTGACCGTTACGCCCAGCTGCTCCACGATACATACCTTGTGATCACACTCCCCGACATTTATTCGCCACTTGTCTATCTTGGTGCTGGAGTTGCACCGCCAACTGGATATGACAGCCGTTCCAACTCGATCGGCTACGAGTTTCAGTGGGTCTCTAACATAGGATACAACTTGATTGACCATGTTGAGATCACAGCTAACGGTCAGGTTCTCCAGACTCTTCGCGGAGAGTGGTTGAAGATGTACTCGTATATGACCCACAATGGAACAAGGCGCGCTGTTGTTGACGAGATGATTGGAAATGTGAAGCAGATATACGATCCTGCGAATGCATATGATCGCGTGAATCAGTATCCTCACGCCGTGGCTGGAGTGTCTCCCGTTGGTCTCGCACTTCCCATGACAACTGTGCCCGAGCCTTCTATCCGTTCTCGTCAACTTGTCATCCCTCTCCACTTCTGGTTTGCCGAGAATCCGGGACTGGCACTGCCACTAGTTTCCATGCAGAACTCGGACGTCTACATCAATGTTGTCTATCGCCCTCTCCAGAGTTTATATACCGTGATTGATGTGGCCCCTTTGTCACCC